ATGGTGATATCAATGAAGGGGTGTATATAGGAGATTTTACATACAATAATGTAGAAATATCAGCACAAGCGCAATATTATACACCTAATAGAGAGGTTACTGTTTTAGGCGAACCAGTAAAAAAAACGTTTAAAATATACCCTGCTAACTTTTCGTTATATGAAATATTTAAAGAGTCTCATAATATGCGTATTTGTAAGAGATTCTATGATAATACATTTAAAGTTAGAAGACCATACACTACCTATTTCAAAGGGTTTGAGCAAAAAGATTATATCGTAAAGATAGATAGTTATTCTGATTTTGCACCTGCTAATATCGAAAGAAGTGAAAATGCTGCTTATGTTGATAGGGTAGTAGATGAGTGTGGTATATTTGTAACGTGGCTGAATGAAGCTGGCACGTGGAGTTATTGGCTTTTCTCTGAAAAATACACAGAAGAGATAAAAACAAAATCTTTAGGAGTGATGCAAAAAAGCAGAATGAATGAATTTAGTTACTCAAGACTGTATCCATTAGGATATACAGCTAATAAGCGGTGGACGTTACGCAGTGATGTACCCGTAATGGAGGGAGAACTCGATGAACTTCAAAGCCTATACAGTAGTAGCGTTGTGTTTGTTTATTTAGAGAGTAAAACCAATAGTGGACTTCATCCAATGAGAGTGTCGGTAGTTGAGGGGTCGTACAAGTTTGATATTAACAAACAAGATGTATACCCGTTCAGCGTTACAATTGAGTTTGATGCTTTGAAATTAAGAACTGAAATATGATAGAGTTAGTAATTAATGGCGTGGTTGCCGATGTTGAGCAAAAGCAATTCACTTACAATATGCAGGTGAATGATATGTTTGATTTTGATACACGTGAAGTATCATATTCAGATAGTGTATATTTACCTGCAACAGCTACTAATAGGAATATATTTGGATTTGCTGATGTAGTAAGTGTAATGAGTGATAGTGCTTATAAGGGGTATTCAGTAGACTACTATGTAAATGGTATTCCGATATTGCAAGGAGGGGTTGGGTATCTAATGGGCAAACGTGGTGATTATTTTATCTTTGAGTTTAAGGATAGAGCAACGTTATTATACCAACATTTGCAAGGTAGAGATATTAAGGGGCTTAATGGGTTGCTTGACCGTTACAGTCGTAGGGATAAATACACTATTGCCGATAGTAGTGAGAGTGAAAATTTGGACTACTCAAATGCTTTTCTATTGGCTGATTATGGAGACGACAGTGTTTATATTTCGTCAGGTGAGTTTCATTGGCAAATAAAACGCGCTCCTTTGGCGATTAGCTTATGTAAGGTGTTTAATTTAGTCGCTCAGAATGGAGGTTTCACGTTTAGAGGGGATTTATTGAGTGATGTTTTTTGGAAAAACGCTTACATTTCATCATCTAATATTACCTATAAAGATGAAGAAGCGGATATTTTGACGGCTAAAACAAACAGAAAGATTAGGGTGAATCACGAAGATAGTGGTTCGAATAGGTTCTATGATTTTTTAAAAATTAATGATAATGAGTGGTTGTTAGACAAGTATCCTGAGGTGAGTGGAACGTGGCCTTTTGTTGTGAAAGAAAGCGGTAATTATAGGGTGTCGATCACGTTGGGGAAGGTGTATCGCAATTCAAATTCAGGAGAAACTTCAATGAGATATGGGGTAGTATGCTCCAATATCAAAGTAGGAGAGCGATTGAAAAACTTATCTATATACTCTAACACTTGGGAAAATATAGAATCGTCCTTTGATTTTTATGCTGATGAAGGGGATATGATAAGTATGATAATGGATGTAAAAGACTATTACTATGTAGGTGCGATAGTTGAAAATGTTACTTTTAAAATTCAAAAGTTAAAAAGTAATAATGATATTAAAGCAAATACTGTTCCACCAACAACAGAAGCTGGTAAACAATATTTTTTCAAAATTGGAAATATTTTTCTCAAAAAATCTCCAAAATATA